AGATAATTTTTTTCTTTTAACTTATTATTTTCGTATAGATTAATATTGGCTAATTTACCAGTATCTGCTATAATTTTAATAACAGTTTTTAAAGCATATTGATTAATGCTATAATCAACATACTCCGCCTTACTGCTTTTCATTTCATAATGCCAATTACCATTTCTGTCACGAGTGACTGATAAAGGTTTATTGAAATTGCGAACCCATGAGAGTAAACCCATTTAATGTATAAATTTAGGCAAATATACAAATTTTTTTAATATGCAAACAATTTAACATAAAATTATTAAATAAAAAAACCCACCTATAAAAAGTGGGTTTAGTGTTTAACTCAAAAAAAATTATTTTTAACTATACTTAATCAATCCTGCTTTGTATAAATAAAGTGCTATATTTCTGCTACAATCAATTGAATGATTATTCTTATCAATATACTTGCCATCAATAAACCCCTCTCGGTCGCTGTCGTTTGTGTAATTGTTAACCTCAAAGTCTATATTTTCACCAATATAAAAAACGTTTATTGACTTTAAAATTTCAATGCCTAAATGTATGCTATTTGGTGCTTTTAATGCTGGCACGACATTATAACCATTGTCTAATAATTTTGCAATCTTAAAATTATTTGATGAGTAGTTGTTTTTAGCCCCTCCATTGTCGCAAATTGTAAACATATTTTTACGGTGGTTAATTAAATTTGCTATGTATAACAATATTGATCCATCGTCTTTTTTATAATTCACGTTGTTGTCAAGTTCTGCTAAAACATCATTTTCAGATTTGTACAAAATTTCTCTTAAATATAAATTTTGCGTGCCATCATCTAAAACTTCATACTTCCAATTTATAACCGCCATTGGGTCTGAAGTTCCGAAGTCAATTGATGAGTTTTCTTTGCTTTGAACTTGTAAGTAAGTTGATAGGTCAATTTCTTTCCAGTCTTTAAATACTTGACCCTCGACTTCTTTAACCCATTCGCCCAATACTACATGATTATATTTCTTTTTATTTTTTTCTTTAAGTTTGCTGTAATAAGCTAAAATATTTGTAGGCACTAAACTTGTAGGCAAATCTAAATAAGACGTGTGTATAAACATCACGTTGTCAACTATTGTGTTTTCTCCACCTCTTAAGCCTTTTTCTTTATAGAACTGCTTAAAAATCCAATGCTGAACGCTTGATGGATTTAACGATAAAATAGTTATATTTCTTTTATTTAAACTTCTTATTGATAAAAATACCTTTTCAAAAGTTTCATAATCTGGCATTTCGTCTGCTTCATCAACCACAAAAGCATTAAACTGCTCCAAAGATTTAAGGTTTGCTGTTTGTTGATAAGAGCCTGTTTTTATACCTTTAAAAGCTATGCGTTCCTTTCCTCGTTCAATGTGTGTAATGGTGTTGTTAACATACCTTTCAAAACCTAATAACTTAATTTTATCATCAACATTTGGCTTAATACTATCTACAATTGAAACGTTTGTGTATCTTGTGAATAGTACAGAATAATCATAGTTAACGAGTGCTATTGTTGACCACAAACCAATATTATAAGACTTTGCAGAGTAACGCCCACCTGTAATAATAACCGTATCAACCTCTGGATGTTTCCCCTCTAATAGCTGAAATAATGGTAAATACTTAGGGTGTATAACAACATCACTCATTTTTTGGTGCTTCAAATATGATTTTTGGCGGTTGGTTTATTGTTTGTCCATCTGTGGTGTGGTCTATTTGTTGTTTGTCTCCAAACATTTTAGGATAAAATTTAGCCATTTTCCATTTAATTGTTTGGGCTAAAGTGTTATATGTAGATGGGTCTATTTCTTTACTTAAAAGCATTTCTTTTAATTCGTCAAGTTCATTATCTAAACTTTCCGCCTTGTCTTGTATGCTGTTTATATACAGGTTGTATAATTCTTTGTGTTCACGCTTCCAACGACACCATGTAGAAAAATCAGGATATGAGTTCTTTTGTTTTAAAACTGCTTTGATATTTAAACCATCAGCAACTTGTAAACATATTTCTTCACACATTAAAAAATCATACTCACTTAGTCGTGCCATTATTAAAAATCTTATCTAAAAATATTAAATCATCTTTTGAAACGTCATTAATAGTTGCGTCAATTTTTACCTCTTGGTTTACAAAAAATCCTGTTTCCGTTACCCAAGTTGTTTTGACAAATATTTTACCCTTTTGCCATTGTTGGCTAATAAAATCACCATGATAATGCTTTTTAAACTCCTCGAAGCCTAAAGATACTAATTCCGACATTGTGAGGTGTGTGGTCATGGTTTCTGTTTTTTATTAAATAAACGTCTTATAAAATATCCTCGAATAAACGATACAATAAAAAAAACAAAAGTAATAAATATATTTTGATTAATTGTAACTTTTATTCCTAAAAGTGGATAAATCCATAATTGAATTAAAAAAGACGTTAACAAACCAACTACGACATTGGTAACGCTTTCAAGTGCTGAGTGCTTTTTAGTTTGGCTCATGTGTTTAAAAATTAATCATGTTCCGGCATATCCTTTGCCGTTGCTATGCCGTAAATAAATAAAGCTATGCCTACTATTAAAATAATTGCTATTGCTCCCATTTGTTAAATATTTCTTTGTTCATTCTTTTTGCTTGGTCAATAGATACTCCAGCCCAATACAATTGATGCTTAAATATCTGCGTGCCTTGTTTGTTGTAATACCTATAACCCATTAATTGGCTATGGTATTCTTGGTAACTTAATTCGTATCGTGTCATGGTGTTTATGTGTTTAAAAACCGCCTCAAGCCGTAAGGCGGTGTGTAATTAATAACTCTAAATTATAAATCATGAAAAGAACGTTGTCGGCTTGATTTGACAAATGTACTAATTAAAATTTAAACTGCTTTCAAAAATCTGAAAAATTTCTGTTTTTTTTCTGTTGCTAAATTTCATCAAATCACTTTTTAAAAAAAATAACTCCCCTTTGATGTTTTTTGAGTAGATTTTTTTTGAAGCAACCAAATAATCAAACTTACCTTTGTTGATTTTTAAAAATATTTTTGCTTCCGTTTTGGTTAGAATTTCGTCGGTCATTTTAGAAAAGTTCTATTTGTTTTGATTTATTATTGTCATTAAATCTTTTCTCGGCTTCTTTCATGTTTAAAATAGCTTGTTTGTAATAACTATCTTTTAACTCTATTCCGATTGCCTTGCGACCCATTGAAACAGGACTAAAAACCTCACTACCTACACCCATAAAAGGCGTTAAAACAACTTCATTAGGATTTGAATATAATTCTACTAATCTGTCAATTACATCTAACTGCAAAGGGTGCACATGCTTTTCGTCATCCTCTTCTTTGCTATCTCTAAATGGTAAAACATTATCAATACGAATGTCATCCCAAACGCTCGAGGCGTATCTTTGCCAAATGTAATGATTTAATTTTGTAATTTTATCGTCCTCGTTAATATTGTTTAAATGCTTCCATAACTCGGCTTCGTTTAAATCTGAATTATTAGCATTATTCCACGCTCTTAAAATGTTTGGTAAAATTGGCACTTCTCCAGCATAATGATTAATTCCAAAAGGATGCGTTACGGGTGTTTCGTTTTCACCTTTTTTAGTAAATACCAAAACATAATCAGGCATAGCGGTAAAACATTTTGTACTATCCTCAACTATAAATTTATGCATTAAACTTTGTACCATTGTGCGCATACGAACTTTTAAAGGCTCTTTCCAAATTGTTATACGGTTGCGATATTCAAAACCATGTTTAGTATGAAGTCTTATTATTTCATTTGGAAAATCCCATAGTCTACAAGTGTTGTCAAATACATCTGTGCAATGTACGGCAGTTATACGACCTTTTTTTGTAACCCTTGCAATTTCTTTAATCAAAAATTCGTATTGTTCTAAAAATTGCTCTTTGCTTTCACAATTACTAAAGTCATTTTCTGAACTTGAATAATTATATAAACCAGCAAAGGGAGGGCTATAAATTGACAAATCTATACTTTCGTTTGGAAGTGTTGGCATTACTAACATGCAGTCGCTATTATAAATTGCATAGCGGTCTGTTACTAATTGGTCTTTTACTTTGTTTTCTGTGCTTTTCATGTTTATAAAAAATTAGGTGTTAAAATTGGTTTATTAAATTCTTTTACTTTATTTTCAAAACTACGATTAACATTTTCAGTTAAATTTTTATGTAGTTGTATTGCTTTTTGTGTTTTTTGTTCTAACGCTTCTAATACTCTTGTTTGACCATCTGAAATTACCATATCAATAGTAACGTCGTTTTTTTGACCAAACCGCCAAAAGCGTCTTATAGCTTGGTAATATTGCTCATAACTCCATGTAGGAAAAAATACAGAATGATTACAATGTTGCCAATTTAAACCCATTGAAGTCATTTTAGCTTTTGTGATTAATCTTTCTATTTCTCCATTTGCAAACGCTAATAGTATTTCTTCTTTTTTGTCTATGCTTTGACTTCCAATTATCTCAACTGCATTTTTATCTGAATGTTTTAATATTGAACTTTCGTTGTTGGTATTACACCAATAAACCGACGTTTTACCTTGTGCTAATTCAATAGCTTTTTCACATCTTTTTTCTTCTGTTTGCTTTTGCTCATGTCTAACTTCTGTCATTGACTTTGCTATCGGTGTAAACATTTGTATTTGTCCGTTTACATCTATTAAAGATTGGTTTTCTACAATATGCCTATTAATAACAAGTTCAGGCAAATTATACCTTTCATTGCTAAATCCTAAATCGCTCGGCATTTTAGCCATAATTGACCATTGGTTAACCCACGCAAAAAAATCTTTTTCAGCATGAGGTTTTAAATAAAACTTTTCGCCAATGTTTCTATTATTACTATCTACTGAATTTTGATTGTTTTTAAAAAACTTTCCTAACATATCCATATACCCCATATAACCGAGTGCTTCGCTACTTGTGCCTAATTCTATAAAATCGTTCGGACTTGGTGTGGCGGTGCTTAAAAATCTGAATGGTATTTTTTTAACAAAGGTTGTTACCTCTTGTTTTATTTTACCATCAAAGTTTTTTAAAATACTGCTTTCGTCTAAAATTACGCCTTCAAAATCTTTTTCATTAAAATAATGCAGTCGCTCATAATTGCAAACAATTATTTTTTTAGTGTGCTTCCCATCTTTTGAATATTCGATGTCATCAATACCTAATTTTTCGGCTTCTAAAATAAATTGAAAAGCAACTGCCAAAGGTGTTAAAATTAAAACTTTTTTATTTGTGTGGTTAACAATATTTTTAGCAAGTGCTAATTGTACCAAAGTCTTACCAAGTCCAGTATCTAAAAATACTGCGCTACGACCTTTTAAAATAGCTTTTTCAATAACAAATTTTTGAAAATCAAAAGCTATTTCAGGGATATAATTTGCCTCAAACCCAAAATTGCCTATTGAATGTTTTTTGTTATTAATAAATTCCTGATATTCCATGTGTGTTTAAAATTTAGTTGTTAATCTTTTTAGCTATCCCTAAAATTGACTTTCTATCCTTTTGAAAAGCCTTTAAAATAAAAGCTATTTCTCCAAAGTGTTCAATACCTATCTCTGACATTGTTTTAATCATTGCCTCAAATGCGCCT